TAAACCTTTGGCACTATCAATGATGCCCCTAAGAGTTCGTAAACCAATTTCCTTTGATACGGAAACACCATTTTGATTTTTCTTATCACCATCAAAGAATATGTTATGCCAAACTTTACGTTTGTCGAATTGACCACCTACGATGGTAAATTCACATTCAATCCATTTAGCTGAAGAATGAGCTGATTGCCTAAAAATAGCATCTTGTGCTAAATCAGGAATCCTTACACCATCCAACTGTGGCTTGATATAAAGTATTGCACGAGCAATAGTTCCATGTGGAATAAGAGAAAAGTCATTACCCTCATCAGGGGCTATATTATTTAAGTCAAGCATTATTATTTACTCCTTCGTTGCTAGACGTTGGTTGTTTAGCGGGATCAACAAATGTAAGCTCTCTTTCTGATTGCTTTTGTCCGCCACTCATTTTAGTCAGAAGTTTACCTAAATGTGGCTCTTCCAATACATCGAGTTTGCCCGATCTATCTTTTGCTGGATATCCCCACTCATTAAGTGTCTGACATACAAAGGCACGATATGTACCTGTTGTTTCGTCACCTGTCATAACTGCCATTGTGATAACTTCATCAACAATTCCTGGTAGTTCACGACCTGTCTTTGCGCCCTCTATTTGCAATTCAAATAGTTTGCGACCATAATCATCAACCTTTTCGTCAAGAATGCCAACAAAAATAACATTCTTTTCACGAATATGTTGTAGGTGCGTCAGCCATGACATCATCTCACGACCTTGCATACCATAAACAGCACGAGTATCTATTGTACCGTTTCTAGTTCTATTTTCGGGTTGACCCATACAATGCTGAAAACATAATCTACCAGCCACAGTAATACTGTCGATAAATATAGTATCATACTTCTTCATCATTTCCGATGGATCACCATATTGTTGCACTACATAATCATAATGCACTTGGCTATAAGATTGATCGTCAGTCAAAGATGGATTACCACCACCTAAAAAACATGCAAAGTCACGACATTCAGCCCATGTCTTAGGACGAATAACATCTATGGGCCATCCTTCAATAGCCGCATCACCTGCCTCTAAGTCCATGAACAATGTAGTATCTGCATCTAAAGTTCGAGCAAGAGTGGTTTTACCCACTCCACTTTGACCACACACAACAATCTTATGACCTTTTTTCTCAGCCATACGTTGTTCGGCTGTAATTATATTCAATGCCATTATTCTACCTCTTCCAATTTAAATGTTACACCCGCCAAATCCACAGTTCTATGTGGTTCAAGCAAAGATTTTATAGCTGGAGGAGCAGATGCGTATTTTCTTTCTTCCACGGTAACACTTACTTTACCATAGTGTCTTGCATCATCTGCGTTCATTTGAGTATCAAGTGTATTCATAAGACCAACTTGATCCCATTCAACTTTTTTTCTGAATGTAGCATTAAGTTTTATATTATTTGCTATCATAAAACTAGTAGAACCAAAGTCCTTACCAGCTTCTCTAAGTTTATCACGAGCAGTATTACCATACTTATGCTCAAAAACTTCATTGATAGTCTGTAAGTCTTTCTTTAAAGACTCCATCTCTTTTTCAAGAGACTTTCGAGATTCGATGAGTTTTGACTCAGCCATCTCAAAATAAGTTGCGAATGATGTCATAATTGACCTCCTTTATATTTACGCTAGAACTTCATATATAGCACTAGTTACAATAAAGTCAATACTTGATCTATCATTTTTTTTTAAAACTTAACAAAATATCTATATTGTGTATGGCGAGCATAAGTTTTTTCTTTAACCTAAACTCAGGCGTAAGAACACCTTTAGCGTCTTCAACTATGAATCTAGATGATCCATCTTCTTCTATTAATAAATATGTAAAGTCGGCAATGTAATTACATATTTTTACATCATTAATTTTTAATTCGTACTTAACTTGTCTTTCTAATTGTTCAACAACACCAGCTCTTTCCATAGCTTTTAATTGACCCCAACGCTCTGCTTCCCATCTTGAATCAAACTTTAGACCCATTGCGACTGTTTTTTTTGCGAAATACTTGTTGGGTTTCCCAACTTTTCGGGTTATAATTCGTTTATTATTGTTATACATGGGAGTTATTGTAATGGCAGATCCAAAAAAATTCAAGTCCATTGGTATAGATACTGATACTTATTATAAATTAAAACGTATATGTGAAGATGAAAGACGTAATGTACGTCAACAAATTAGTATATGGGTAGATAAAGATTATTCAAATAGATTTAAAGAAGAAGATAATGTTACTCGTTTAGGTCTAGGAACTTTAAATAATTAAGCAATTTGTTCTTTAACACCTACAGCTTCCATTCTTTTTATTAAACGATTTGCACGATTAGTGACTTGTTTGTGCCATCTTGAATCTTCCATTTGCACAGCACATTCTAACCAATCTTCATCAGCTATAGCAGCGCAAAATTTCTTAAATCCAGATAAACGAGGACGACCCATATTAAACATCATGTTCGCACATATTTTTTGAACTTCTTCTGGCAAATCATCAAAGTTATTAAATAATTTTTTGCACTCTGATATTGTTCCTTCAACATCTACTTTAAAGCAGTTATTAACTCTTTCTTCTGATACTGGTGTACCTACTGGCTTTCCATATTCTTCATCCCATTCAGTAACTAAATGTCCTATACCAAATGTAGGTAATCCTAAATGATCAAGGTATATTTCGTATTTACAACCTTCATCTTCTTTTAATTCTTCTCTTAATTCATTTATGTTCATGGTGTTTGCCTTGCTGCTATTGCTTGATTTATAGGACTTAGACCTAATAATTGTCCTGTGCCTGGTGAACTTACGTTAATTGCTCCCAATCCTGTATTAGCTGCGGGTGGAGTTACGTTTATTCCTGTACCTGCTGGCGTTTGATTCTGAACATTTGTTCGGACTTGATTAGCCGTATTTTTAATTGCAGAAGTAACCCCGTAGTTATCTGCAAGAGCTTCTATTTGATCCGCTCCTTCATTTACGCCTTCTTGAAACATTTGACCAGGAGCTTGTGACATAAAGTTTCTTATAACTTGTCCTAGTGTCATAGCCCTTTCTGCGTCTGTCTTTGCAATTCTTACACCATTTTTATATTGTTTTACTATCTGACTATAATAAGGAGCTGATGTTAAGAACCTGCCCAACACAGTAAACTTTGCTAATTTGCCTAAATTTTGTAGAGGACTAGCGGCTATATTAGCAGCTACAAGATCACCACCTTCAGCAGTTCTTGCGTTAAACTTTAATATCTTAGCGAACTCTGTCATATCTTTGCCCATTCTATCACCATAAAGAACATTTAATTTATTTCCTTTTGATGCTTCTAACATACGATCAGCAAACTTACCCAATTTTTTACTATCTGTCATAACAGTTTCACCAAAGTCTTTAATAAGACTGTTCATAAAATAACCTTGAATTTTCTTTATTGATTCTTCATCATTTTGTGTTCTGAAATAATTAAGTATATCATTTATGTCTGTGGCTTTTGTAGAACTATTTGCTATTAGTTCACCAGCTTCAGTGGGATTAAGATTGCCATTGGCTAATTTGTTCCTAACATTACTTGCTTGTAAATTACCTAAATTAACTTGTGCATTTTTAACACTATTTAACAATCCTCTTAATGTATCACTACCACCTTGATCTACAATATTTTGAATAACAGTGTCATCGATTTTATCTATAGATGTTAATCTTATTTGATTAGCTAAAGCCTTAATACCATTATATTTATCTGCTCCACCAAATAACACATCTCCGCTTGTTCCCAAACTATCAATAGCATCAGCAAATGCTTTACCGCTAAAATCTTTAGGACTCATAGAATCTATACCTGATTTAGCTAAAGCATCTTTAACAAAATTGTTCGATAATTCTTCTCTAAATCTAAGAACATCGTTAGGTTTACCAAATTTTTCTAATACTTTTATAGCCCCTTGTAAAAACTGTGGTCTATTTGGTTTAATTAAATCTCTAAATATTTGAGGGTCAACAGCTAAACGTCTTGCATCCCTATCACCTGTTTTTACAAAGTCTTCTAAATTTTTTAATACTGTATTACCTTGCAATTGTTCGAGTATATCTTTACCTTCTTTAAAATCAGCTCTTGCTTTTTTTAATTGTTCTCCAGCTTTAGTAAGCATTGCTGCTTCATCAGTAGTTAATTTTGCACCTTGAGCAGTGATTTCTAAATTTTCACGGCTCATAATATTATCTATGTCGTCTAGAATTGGTTTTAAAACTCTACCTACAGTTGCATCACCAGACATAATTAAATCATTTGTAGATTTTCTGGCGTTATACAATTGATTAAAAGATGCTTTATTACCTCTTTGCTTTATTAATGATCTTAATAAACTTAACTGTCCTTTAGCGTCCTCAAAAGACTTGCCAGTTGCTCCTTTTAAACTATCTAATGCTGTTAAAACTTTTGGCTGCAAATCTTTTACATTAATAAAGTTTTTTGAACCAAGTTGTTCTCCCATAAGATCATCAACAGCTTTAAATGTTCTTGTCATGTTTCTGTTAAATTTTTCTTGTGCATTTGTAAAAAGTTCAAATATTTCATTATCTATGTCAGGATTTCTAGTCATACCAGGACTTGCAAACGCATTAGCTGTATCTTCAAATTGTTTTAACACAGCTTTTCTTGCCTCAGCTTCTGCTTTAAGCAAAGCAGCATTATCTTCTTTTAAACCTCGTAATAAAGCCTCACCAGCTTCGTCTGCTGTGCTAGACCCGCTTATTTGAGTAAACTCATTTATTTTTTTAGACATGACTTCATTGTTTTGTTTTAAACGTTCAGATGTCTTAAATATTTTTTCTCCAATGCCTTGCGCTCTTGCAATAACTGATGGCGCTCTGATGGCTGATAGCGTAGGTAATATACCCATATCTATTGATTTAGCTGCTGTTTCAAGTTCCTCAGACGTTAATTCTTTACCAGCTTGCAATGATTTTTTACCAACACCAAATGCCTTACCAAGTAATCCGAACAATCCATCTCCAACAAAGCCTATGGCTGCTTCAGTAGCTATGTCTTTAGCTATATCTCCCGCTGATTGTTTTGATACACCAGCTCCAGCTTCAACAATCTCTTCTACTCCTTGACCTGTTCCAGCTCCTATTCCAGCACCTATAGCTGCTCCAAGAACAGGAATAGGTATAGCGACTTGCCCTGCTATAGCTCCACCAACTGCACCTATAAGCTCTGGTGCTATACCTGCAAGATCAGCTAAATCATAACGACTAAATCCATCTTCATCTATGAGTATATTTTTATCTGTTTCTTGCCCAAACTTAGCTGCACCTTCAGGTGTAAGAGCCAATCTACCACGCTTGTCACGCACATATTCATCTTCGCCTATATCAAATTTAGCTAGTATAGCTGCTTCTTCATCTCTATTTTCGGCTGCTGACAAAGCAGATCGCAAAGAAGCACTCTTAATTCCTGTGTTAGTATCGAACAATTGTTCTAACTTTTCTTCTGCAGAAGGCTCTCCACTAACAGCTCTCCCAGCTCCTCTGTCTCTTAATATGTTGGCTATTTTTATTCTTTCTTCAACATTAGGCTCATCACCTTCAATAAGTATGTTGATAGTTCCTTCAGGCGTGTTTAATTGTACTTTACCCATAATTTATTTCTTTCTTAAATCAATTGTAAATACACCATCTTTAATACTAGAAGAATATAAATCATCTGTTCCCGTTGATATAGCTTTGTTGATAATGGACATAGTTTTATTATATTCATCATCATTTCTATAATTTTCTCGTCTTCCAAATGAATTAAACTGGCTTTCTATCGCTCTTTGTGGAGCATCAAATATGGTCTCAAGTTCTTTTAATCTACTAATATTTGCAGCTATTGGTTGTCCAACTTTAATTTCACCAATCAATTGTTGTAATCGTTCAATATCACCTTCAGAAACACCATTACCTGTTTCTTTTGTTAAAAACTTTTTATATTGAGAAATTAATCTTGCTTGAATTGCTTCTATTTTTTGTTCTGGGCTAGTTCCTTCTTTTATAATTTCTTCAATCCCTTGTGAATAATCAGTATCACCGATACCAAGTGGTTTAAGAACACTTACTACTCTATCTTTTATTAACTCTAAAGCAGTTGGAGCATCTTTTTTGCCTAATTCAACTAATAAATCTTGTACTTTTCTAATACTTCCTTTTGCTTCTAATAAACCAACATATTGATTAGCATGTTTTTCTGCTTGTTGAACTGGTGCTAAGAATACTCTGTTTCTTGATCCAGTAACAAAAGCAGTATCTACACTAAGAAAATTATTACCCTCTAATGTTTGTGTAGTTACTTTACCTTTTGCATCTATGGGTTTTAAATCATTTTCAAGTAACTTAATATCCATATTATTTTTGTGTTTCAGATATTCAAGTCGTATCTTAGAATTTTCATCTCTAAATTCTTTTCCAAGAGCTACTAAAGCTGCTCTTTTTTCTTTAGCTGTTGCTAAAGCAGCAACTTTATCAGCTTTAGTTTCTTGTAAAGCATACTTACCAGCAGCAACTTGACCCGCTCTAGCATCTGCTTTTGCTTTCTCAAACAATGGTAGAGCTTTCTGACCCGCTTCTCCTGCCGCTCCTATAATGTTAGATAAGTTGAAATCTTTACCTGCTCTGTTCTGCATCAAAGATAAACCTAAAGACATAAGTGCTAGTTTATTATCAGGCTCACCTGATACATCTATACCTGTAGCTTTCGCAAAATCAGCTTTATAATCCTCTAAAGTTTTTTTTGTTTTATCTGTTGCAGGATCTTCACCATAGATAGCATTAATGTCATCCATAGCTTCTTTAAATAAAATTTGTTGAGCGTTCTTTTTTTTATTTTCTGCTTCAATGGCTTCAGCAGCTACCTCGTCAGCATACATATCTTCGTCTGGAGCTGTAGCTATATCAAATTCTTTTTGTTTAGCCTCTTCATCTAATTTTTTTTGCGCAATCGCTGCTTCAGCCTCTGGGTCTAAAAACTTACCAGTTGGATCAGGCTTCGGAGCCTCACCAGTGCCTTCTTCAAAAGTATCTACTCCAGCTTGTGTTTGTTTTTCTTTCTCTGCTGCCTCTCGAACAAGAGGTGAAAGTTGACCTTGTTGTCTACGATCTTGAGCAGAAAGCTGTCTTAATATATCTTGTCCTTGCGATTGCAATTTTGGATCTTTAAAAAACTCTTCATCAGACCTTTCTCCAAAAAGATATTGTCCAAGATTTTGTTCTATTGGAGAAGAAAATTTAGCACCACCTGGATCAAATGCTGCTAATCCTTTTTTAACATCTTGTCCTAATCCAAAAAGACTTGGAAGCGCAATGTCAGTTAATGTTTGTAATCCTTTTGTAAATCTTGTTTGTCTGTCTGAAGGTTTTAATTTATCTTTATCAATGCCCAAAGTTTCTGTTAAAAAATTTTCATAAGCATCTTGTGACTCTTTAGCGCCAGTAGAACCAGGAACTCCTTTAGGAAACAAATCTCCTAAGTTAACTCTTCTTCCACCAACATTTAATGCTTTTAACAACTCAGGTGAAAGTTGAGGAGATCCTAAACCTTTTCTATAATTGTTTATGGCAGTATTTATATCAACCATGCCTAACCCTTATGAGCTTTTTTGACCGCCACCAAAAGGTGCAATCTGTGACAATGTTGTGTAAGCACCTATACCTTGTAAAAATGGATTGGCAGAAGGTGTTGTTGCTTGTGTAAACGTAGATGGAATACTTGCACTTGGCATTCCTTGTAACAAATTCTGACCTATTTGCAATCTTGTAAAAGGC